ATAGCCATAAGGCATGATCTGAGCCACTGGTAGATAGGGCCAAAGGTGCATACACCCTCCCCCCATTCTATACGTATAGAATGGGGGATGGGTGTATACACCTTTGGCCCTAGCTTGTGCTAGGGGTGAAGGTGTATGCCAATTAGAGGGCTAAAGGTGTATGGAGTGGCGCGCGCGTATACACCTTTAGCCATGCGGCAAAGTAGGCGGAGAGGACGGGGTGCGGGAGAGCAAGCCACATCAGGGAAAGAATGAGGCAGCGGCCCAGATGAGTCAGAAAGGCGCAGCGGGAGGCATTCACCAAAAGGACCAGCGCTCCGCGCTGCTCGTTTATGGCGCGGGAAACCCGCGCCGCTGCTGGGCTGCAGCCATGCGAGAAAGGACGGGCCGTTTCAGGCGGGCAATGTGGCGCGCTGGGCGCGCCTCTTGTTTGTTCTTTTGTTCTTTTGTTCTGTTGCTCTTTTGTTCTTATGCGTCTAATCTGCGCTCGTTGGATCTGATAACTCACCAGGAGGGCCAGCGATGGCGAAGGTAATTTCGGTGCTCAACCAGAAGGGTGGCACCACCAAGACGACGAGCGCGGTCAACGTGGCCAGCTGCTTGGCCGTCACTCATGGCAAGCGCGTGCTGCTGGTCGATCTCGACCCCCAGGGCTCTGCGACCGACTGGGCAGCCAGCCGCGAAGGCGCCGAGGGTGACCCAGGCGTGATCCCTTGCGTAGCGATGGGCAAGCAGCTGGCGCGCGACCTGCCGCGCGTAGCGGGCGCCTATGACTTCGTCGTCGTCGACGGCGTGCCGCAGATCAGCGAGCTGGCTGCGGCGGCGATCAAGGCTGCCGACCTGGTGCTGATCCCGGTGCAGCCGAGCCAGTACGACATATGGGCATGCAGCGACCTGGTGCAGCTCGTGAAGGACCGGCAGGAGATCGCAGACGGCCACCCGCACGCAGTGATGATGATCGCCCGTGCTGTGCCAGGGACCGTGATCGAGCGCACCGCACGCGAAGCGCTCGAGGCCTTTGACCTGCCCATCCTTTCGAGCCAGACCTGCCAGCGGCAGTCCTACGTGCGCGATATCGGTAGCGGCCAGAGCGTCATGGACCTGCCGGCCGACAACAAGGCGCGCGGCGAGATCGAGGCCGTCACCGCCGAGCTTCTGGAGCTGCTGAAATGACCGAAAAGAAGCTGACCACCGCGCGGCCCAGCCGCGGTGCTGGCGCCGATCTGGCCGAGCAGACGCTCGGCAAATACAGGGCCGGCGAGCCACGGCACGTCGAGAAGGCGCGCGCGGCGGTGTCGGGTGACGGTGACGAGAAGAAGATCCCGCTGCAGGCGCCGGTTCGGTACCACAAAGGCCTGCAGGATCTGAAGAACATGACCAGCGACTCGACGCCGGTCAAATACCTGCTCCTCGAAGCAATCGACGACCTGTTCGAGAAGTACAAGCGGGGAGAGGGGAGGTTCGAGGTGGAAGACCTCGACGAGCTGCGCCGGCGACTGCAGGGGCAGAAGTAAGAAGGGTGCCAGACAGCGGCGGCAACCGCTGCCTGGCATGGACACGATCAAACCATTAGAGAGCACAACCATGTCCGATCGCGAATATACCACGGCAGCCCGGCTGCCTCTTCACCGCATCACCGACCCGGAGTGCCGGCGTCTGGCGATGCAGTTCGTCGCGCGCTACACCAGCGGCCGCACCGGCGCCGCGCTGATGGCTCGTCTCGGGAGGGCTGCGTAATGTCCGCGCTCAACCAGACCAAAGCCCTCGAGGATGCCGCACAGCGGCTCGCCCGGCGTGCCGGCTTCGACTACTCGAAGATCCGCATGATCGACCATTACCTGCAGATCAAGGGCCGAAAGGACCCCGATATCAGCGCCCTGGTGGCCGAGGCCGACGCCATCGTGCGCCCGCTCTTCGACCACATAACCGACCTCGAGGCCGAGTGCGACCTGCTGCGCCACCGGCTGCGCGTCTGCCACACCGAGACCCGCGCGCTGGTCGAACACTTGCTCGGGCTGCCTTGGCGCCTGCCTGCAGCGCTCGCCAAGGAGCATGCAGGCATTGAGCTGCGCGGCTGGCTGCAGACCGAGATTGACCGCGCGCCCGTCCCGCCCTACGCCAGCCCGGCGAGCGAGGTGAAGCCATGAGCCGGCACAGCGCAAGCGCGCTCGAGCAGCTGCTCGGGCTGATAGGTACGGCGCTAGCCGTGGCGGCCGCGTTTGTCTGGCGCGTCTACACCTATCGACCTGATTGCGACGAGCAGCGGAAGGAGATCGAAAAACCATGAACGCCAAAGCGCCATCCGTAACCCTTCTCCTCGCCACCGGCCTGCAATGCCGCTGCCCGTCCTGTCGCTACCTTGTTCCGCTCGCACTCGACGAGCGAACCAGGGGTCAGCGGATCAAGTGCCGGCATTGCGGCGAGAAATTTCTTATCAACCCTGACGCAGAGATCCACATCCCATGACCCACTTCGTAATCGACCTCGAAACCATGGCCAAGGCCGCGCCTGCTCCGATCGTTGCAATCGGCTGCGTGCGGATCGATAACCTGGTCATCACCGGCGAGCGTTACTGGCAGATCGATCTCGCGTCAGCCATGGCGCACGGCGGCGTGCCCGACGCGAGCACCATCGCCTGGTGGCTGCAGCAGTCCGACGAAGCGCGGCGCGAGATCAATGGCACGACGCAGGGCCTCGAACTGCCGCGCGCGCTTGAGCAGCTCGCCGAGTTCATGCACGACCGGTTCGACGCTGGCCAGGTATGGGGCAACGGCGCGACCTTCGACAACGTCATCCTGCGCCGCGCCTTCGACGACTGCGCGATCAATGCGCCTTGGCCGTTCTGGTGCGACCGGGATCTGCGCACAATCCTCGGCCTGTTCCCCGAAGCAAAGCGGCGCGAGTTCCAGGGCGTGAAGCACCACGCGCTGGACGACGCCCGGCACGAGGCCCTGCAGTTGATCGACGCCCTGCGGATGGCCGACAAGGCGCGGCGTGATCGTCAAGAGACCTGCCTCACGGATTAAGCCCTGTAACCAACCCCACAAGCCCGCCTCCTGGCGGGCTTTTTGTTACCCTGCGCGCCTCTGCAAAGGAGCGCAGTACCATGGAAAAAACCACCCTCGGGCTCTCCGCTATTGCCGCTGTCGGGCTGGCAATCGCCCTCGCCATGGATCTCGACGCCGGGCCGATCACCAGCCTGGCCAACGCCCACCGCGCGGCCGGCTTCGAGCCGTCCTGCGAAGTCCTCGAGGACAGCGGGCAAACGTGGGCGCTGTGCAGCATTGGGCGTACTGCGCCGGCCGTCTGGCTGCTGCGGGGCGAGGCGTGGGCCAGCGGCAACGGGGTGGCGCAGATCGTGATTAAGCGCCTCGAGCAGCGCGGCCCCGGCGCCTACCAGCGCCTGCCGCGCCTCTACGTCGACCGCGACGTGCCGGTTTACATGCCCGACACGCTCCGAACAAAGCTCTAGCCCACAAACGACAAAAGCCCCACCGCCGCGAGGCAGTGGGGCTTTTTCTTGGGCACAAAAAAAACGCCCCACAGCCGAAGCCATGGGGCGCTATCACGATTGCTTTCCGTCCGGATAACTCGCCTCGAGCGTGCAGCGGTAGCTCTGCTGGCGGGATCCGCTGGCGGTCACCTTGTCGATTGACCAGGTGCCGCGCATATGGCTCGGCCAGCTGTCATCGAGCACGAGCAGGCCCTCGGCTCCAAAAGCCGGATTCCCAGGGCAATCGATCCGCAGTTTCGCCGCCTCGCGCTGCACCTTGCTGTGCGCGCCCTTGGCTGCGGCGCGGGCCTCGCTTTCGTCCTGGTAGCGCTGGCGAACCTGCTTGAACGGCTCGTCGCCGACCTCGACGCGCACCTCCTTGCCGGCGGATCCATCCCACCAGACCGTGCGCGCTCCCTTGAAGCGGATCCGACTGTCGTTGTCGATGCTGGCCGCAATGAATGACCGCTCGCCGGGGCGGTTGTCCTTCGTGACCGACAGCGTCACCGGGGGCAGCGGCTTGCCGCTCAGCGACTTGACCTGGCCGCGCCGGGCGAGCACGTACAGGTCGTTGACCGGCTTCGTCACTGCATCATGCCGGCGAGCGAGGCGCGTCAGAAAGCCCATGTCGGTCTCGTTGGATTGATCGATGTGCGCGACCGGGATCGAATCGAGCTCGGGCGCCACGCGAGGCGAGAATCCGTGCTTCGTGGCGAGGCGCCGGAACAGCTGGCCGAGCGTCGTCATGGCGTAGGTTTCCGACCGGCGAGCCTTGAAGCCCGTCTCGTCGGCGACCTTGAACGGGGCGGCCGTGGCGACGATCAGCAGCTGCGCGGGGAACAGCTGCGGCATTGTGCGCGTGACGACAAACTCGCCCTTGTCGACGAGCCCCGTCTCCTCGTACCCCACCCGCAGCCCGATCTTACCGTCGACGCTCGGCAGGCCTTCCAGCCCTTCGATGTTGACGGTCAGCTTCAGCTGGTCCGACTCGACGCCCGCCGCGTCGACGTGCTCCCAGTCGATCAGCCGGCTGTTGATCAAGGCCGCGTTCGCGCCGTAGATCTCGACCGCTGGTGTATATCCGATGGCCATGCGCGCTCCTTAATCCCAAGCCGAGACCGGGGCGCTCTGTGCGGGGCGCTGCGACAGCTCCGGCAGCAGCACCCACAGCCCGGCAGGCAGGGCCGGGCCGTGCTCGGCCAGCCCCTCGTTGATCAGCCAGAAGGCCTCCTCGGCCTCGTCGTCGGCGCGGCCGGTCTCCCGGTACAGCAGGAGGTTGGCCGAATCGCCGGCAATGGTTCTAACTCGTCGCATTTACGAACTCCTGCAGCTCGAGGGTCCATTCCAGGAGCGTGGCCGTGCCGTCATCGAGCACGCGGGTCTGCTGCTCGGTCACGGCGTCGATACGCCAGCGGCCCCACACCTGGCCGAGGCCGTCGACCAGCGTGTAGGGCTTGCGGGCGTCCGCCATTGCGCGCAGGTCAGCGACCGATTGCATCCCTGCCGCCAGCTGCGCCTTGCCGCTCAGTCGAAGGGTTTCCAGCCCCTGTCCTGTCTGATGGGAAAGGGGCTTGCTGCTGATGATGTCGAGGTCTACCCAGCCGCCTGTTGCCTTGCGCTCGAGTCGTTCATACGGAAAGTTGGTGGCGAGCCCGAAAACGAATTCGCCCAGGGCCATTTGCTGCGGCATTAGTCACTCCCATCAGTCAGGGCCGCACCGCGACGAACCGCGAGCGGGTTGGCCATCATCAGCGGCATAAACTCGCCCTTGAGTCGAGAGACGACCTGGTCGGCGAGGCGCTTGTCGTAGGCGGGGTCGCCGGTGGGCGTCAGGTTCAGAGTTGGCGCAAATGTCAGCTGACGGCTGTCTGTGTTGTTCACGATTTCTTTCGCTGTCGCATCCGGAGATCCGAGGCGATCGATCAGCGCGCCAAGCTTCTCTCCCAGCCAGTCGCCGGCACTGCTGCCGGCAAGCCCGCCCACAGCGCCACCCACCACAGCGCCGACTCCTGTGCCCAATATCGGCACGACCGAGCCGAGAGCAGCGCCGGCGGCGGCGCCGCCCCACATGCCGCCGATACCGCCCGCCGTCGAGCCGACAGCGCCGCCAATCTCAGAATTGCTTGCGCCTGCCTTAACCAGGCTTGCGACCTCGATAGCGCCCATGCCCAGGGCAACTACGCCGGCACCCTTTCCAAGCATGCCCAGCTTGCCGCCCTTCCCGCCCCTGCCTCCCTTGCCCCCCTTGCTCCTGCCGGATCCCGCGGCGCCACCGACGCCTAGGCGGCCCATGGTGCGATTGAGCCGGGCGACGGCCGCGTCGGCGCTCGATGCGGTGCGCGAGGTGGTCGCGTCCAGCTTGGCGCGAGCCAGCCCGGCCTTGTTGAACGCCTGACCTATCAGCAGGCCAGCAAACTTGAGGCCAAGCGCGCCAACCTTGAGCGCTGCCAAGCCCCCGGCGGCCACCGCAATGGCAGCCGTGACGCGCGGAAACTGTTCAGCGCCATTAGAAAGCCCGTCAACCAGCGCGCCGAGCGGTGTGAGGACCGCGTCGAGAGCCGGCAGCATGGCCGTGCCGACGATGATCGACAGCCGCTGCAGCTTGGCGGTGAAGCCGTTCCAGCCGCCGCGCGAGGTGTCCGCGACGCCGGCCGCTTCCTTGAGCATCGAGCCGGCGGCGTCGGCCTTGTTGGCGACCATGCCGAAGGCGCGCTCGACCTCGCCGAGGTTCTGCAGCAGCGGCATGATGGCGCCGATGGATTCGGAGCCGAACAGCTGCGTGGCCAGAGCGCTCTGCTCTTCGACCGGCGCGGCTTTCAAGGCCTCGAGCACCGACATAATCGTTTTCGGGGCGTTCTCCTGCATGCCCGCCGCGAGGTCTTCCGGATCGAAACCCAGTTCGTCCCACGCGGCTCGCTGCCCTTTTGTCGCGGCTTTGCCTTTGGTCAGTGCGCCGGTGAAGTTCTTGAAGCCGGTGCCGGCGATTTCCTTCTCGGTACCGGGGTTCAGGAATGCGGCCGATAGCGCCGCCGTCTGCTCGGGCGATAGGCCCGACGCGGTGCCGATCGCGCCGTAACGCTTGACCACCGAGGCGATATCGGCAGGCGTCGCGTTGAAGCTGTTGCCCAGGTGGTTGGTCGCGTCAGCCAGGCCGAGCGTGCCTGCCCGGTCGAGCTTCATCGAGGCCCGCCAGCCGGCCATGGTTTCGCCGCTGGTCTTGGCGTCCATGTCGAACGCGGCGCCCATGATGGCGGCGTCGCGAGTGAACTCGACAATGGCAGCCTGCTTGCCGGCTGGATCCTTGGCGTCGTTGCCGATACCCGACTGACCGGCGGCGTACTGGATCTGCGCCAGGTCGACCGCCGTCATGCCCGACGGAGCGATCAGTCGGTCGCTGGCCAGCTTGAGGTTGGCCGAGGCCATGGCCTCGCGCTCGCCTGGTGCGAACTCCACTACCTTGGCCACGTCGGCCATGGCGGTTTCCAGATCCATCGCCTGGCTAACCGGCTTTGCGGCCAGGTAGCCAATCGCCGCGGTCTCCATCACCTGCCCGCGCAGATCCGCGCGAGCGGAGCGGTTGGCGTCGACGCGCCCCTGTGCCGTACGAACAGCGTCCAGGCGTGCGCGTTGCGCGAGCAGCGCGCCGTTGGCCTGCTCGGTTGCCGACTCCAGGCGCTTCTGCTCGCTGGCCAGTTTGCCGGTATCCACGCCGGCGCCAGTCAGGGCCGTTTGTAGCCGGTCGAGCTCGTTGCGCTCCGAGCGCTGCGCGCTTTCCAGCGTGCGCACGCTCGCGGTGTTGCGGTCCTGCGCGTTGTCGAGCTTCTTCACCTCGGCGGTGGCGCTGCTCAACTGCTGGCCGAGGTGCTTCTGTACCTGTGCGGCCTTGCGCGTCTCGGCAGCCGAGGCCGTGGTCGAGTCACGCAGGGCCAAAGCGGTGGCGGTGGCCTGCTGGTATTCCAACGACAGTCGTTCGACGTTGGCTACGGCGAGCTGGTGCTCGCGCCCGAGCCGGGTCTGCTCGACGCGCGCCTCCCGAAGGGCGGCGCTGGTTTTCTCAACCTTGGCGCTCAGCTTGGTGAAGCCCTCGGCGTCACGCGCCGCGCGGTTCAGCTTGTCCAGCTCGGTGCGCTGCTGCTTGATACCTTCCTGCAGTTCGCTGGCTTGCTTGTCGAAGTCGCCAAACGTCTTCGAGAACGCATCCACCGCGGCCAGCCGCAGCGAATATTTCGATTCGGCCATGCCTTACCCCTTACTTGCCCTAAGGCGAGCCATCGCCAGTTCGTAGCGACGCAGGCCCTTTCCGGCGTCCCATTCCAGAATTTCCGCTTCGCTCACGTGATAAACGAGCGGCACCACGTCGAGGATTACGTCGACGTCGTTTTCCGAAAGTAGGCCGCCGGTTGATTCAAAAAATCAGCCAGTCGCTCCTGCAGCTGGGTCCAGTCCGGCACGCACAGCTTGGGGATATCGGTCGCGGCGATGCCGGTGCAGTGGGCGCTGATGAAGACCGAGCGCTCCAGCGGATCCTTTAGCTTGGTCATGGCCTTGGTTGCGCCCATGGTTGGCACCTGCAGCTGCAGTCGCTCGACATCGCGGCCGAAGGTCTTGATGGGCCGCAGCAGCTCCAGGTCGTCCGGATCTTCCGGCGACTTGCCGAGGAAGAACGCGGCAGGGAGGTTCACGTACTCGCTCAGTCGCTGCGACAGGCTGATGTAGTCGGGGCGCTTGAGGGTCTCGATCACCTCGCGGGGCTGGCCGGTAGCCAGGATCGCCAGCTCCTCGAAGCGGTCGTCGTCGTCCTCGCCAGCGCGGTGCAGGGCCGCACGGTGCTCGGCAACGTCGAAGGGGCGCAGCTCGAGTGCGGTCAGGGTCTGTCCGGCGGCGGTGGTGATCGGCCAGTGCAGCGTCAGAGTTTCGGGTTTCCAGCTCATGCGGAGAATTCCTTGCAGGCACAAAAAAGCCGCCCGGGTGGGCGGCTGCTTGATGGGTCGGGTTACACCATGCCAGCGAGGCGGCGGGCGCCCTTGATCAGGTCAACGCCGTTGACGATCACCTTCTGTGTGCGGGTGTTGATGTCGATCACCGGCACGCCCATCTCGAGGCGGGTGTAGGTGCTGAGCGAGATTTCCAGCACGGTGACCGGCTTGTCGCGCATCTTGAGGGTCTTCTCCTCGAGCTTTTTCAGCTTGCCGCCGCACACGTGGTACGTCACCCACTCGTTGCCGTCCTGGTCCTCGCCGGCCTCCTGCACGGTCAGCAGCACGTTGTCGCCGCCGGAGACGCCCAGCGCCGCCATGATCGGCAGACCGACGCCCTGCAGGGTGAGCGAGGCGGTCAGCGCCTTCATTCCCTTGGCCATCTCCTCGGCCACGTAGCGACCGCCGACCATCTCTTCCATCTCGAATTCGATGGGCGGTGGAGTGAACTCTTCAATCGTGGCCATCAGCGGCAGCCCCTGCAGGGTCGCCGCAATCGCTTGCCGTACGCGGTTCGTAAACATTAGAGAACGTCCTCGAGGAATTCTTCGATGATTTCATCGGATGCGTTGAGCTGGTAAATCATGTGTTCGTTCGGCGCGTAGCGGCCGTAATCGATCACCAAGTACCAGGTGCCGTTTTTGTACTTCTCGACGCTGTTCAGCTCGGGGTGCAGGTAAACCTTCCCGCCCGGGATGGTCTCGTCGGCCACCAGCGTCTGGATCCAGTCGTCAATCCGCTTGACCTCCTGCTCCATGAAGCTCTTGGTCAGGTTTTTGGCCATGACCTTCTGCGCGGCGCCCACCAGCTTGCGCGTGATGGCGTCCTCGAGGCCGACGTAGCTGATGAACTTGCCGGTGATCGAGCGGTTGCCGATCAGCGAGAAGCCGCCGAGCGTGGTGCGGGCGTAGTAGCTGACGCCGTAGCGGTTGAGCAGATCGCCCTCGGTGCTCTTGTCGAGAATGTTGTACTCGACGGTGCGCGACACGTCGGCCGCGTAGGTCACCTGGTTGCCCGGGCTTTCCCACTGCTTGACCGCTGCCAGCGCGGCGATGGCCAGGCTCGACGGCGGCAGGAACGCGTTCGCCTTTGCCGCCTTCGAGTAGACCGCCGGCATCTGGTGCACCAGGTAGCAGCGGTCATAGCCCAGCTCGGCGCCGCCGATGGTGGTGCTGTTGGCGACCTGGCCATCCACCGGCACGTCCAGGCCATCGAGCACGACCCGCGCGCGGATCCGCTTGCCGATGCTGGCCAGCTCGCTGTGCACCGACTGAGCGTCGGAGAAGCCCGGCGCCGCGATGATGGTCGGCACCTCGGCGCAGACGGTCAGCGCCTGCAGGCCGAGTTTCTGGCCCGACGTGGCATCCACGCCGCCGATGACGTTATTCATCGTTGCGGTTTCGTCGATCACGCCGGTCGGCTCGCCGGTCACCGCATCCAGCGTCTCGACCTCCTCGACGACCACGACATAGATCGGCACCTTGGTGACCTTGAGGATCTGATGCACGACCTGGTACAGCGTGCCCGCTTCGGTGCCAGTCGGATCCAGCAGGCCGGCAAGGGTCAAGGAGTTGATGCGAAACGGGCTGTTAAGCGGCACGCTCGCGTCCTTGTTCGGCGCGGTACCGACCAGGCCGATGACGTTATCGCCCAGCCCGCCCATCGCCTCCGGCGGCTCGGTGGCGTTAACTGTGACGCCGTTGTGCTCGAAATTCGTTACCTCGGCCATGGTTATTCCTTAGCGGCTGCTTTCTTGGTGGTGGGGGCCGCCAGGGCGGCGGCTTCGGCGGCGGCTTTCGCCTCGGCCTCGAGCTGTGCGGTCAGCTTGATGCGGCCGGCCTGGCGCAATGCCCGGGCCTCGACGTCCATCAGCTCGAGCGTCTCGCCCTTGGCAGCCCAATGGCCGCCCGCCTTCGGAAAGGGAACGAGCACGGTGTAGTTTTTGCGGTTGCTCACTTGGCAGATCTCCAGGCGTAAAAAAACCGCTTGCGCGGCGGTTTATTGAGTTCGGGTGGCGGCGGGATGGGCGGGGCTGGCTCGCGGGCGGATGCTCGATATCGCCACGCGCCGCCAAGGCGCACGCCGGCCCACATAAGCCACGATCGCCATCGCGCCACCCCACAGCTACGAAGTGCTAGCCGGAACGCCCTGTCGGCGTCAGCGCGGGGCAGCAGGGCGGTGGCATAGAGCCAGTCATGCAGCGCAGCGGCCGGGTGGCCATAGCCGACGACAGCGGCGTAGAGCACGAGGGCGGCAAAGCCGACCAGGTGCGCGGCCTGGCTCAGCCATGGCCATGGCAGCACCGCCAGCAGCAGCGCGAACACAAAGCCGCAAACGGCGATCGTGCGCAGTGGTCGGGTGCTGGCGAAGTCGGTCACGAAGCCCGCCGGCAGGTCGAGCCAGCCATGCGCGGGATCCAGAAACGAAAACGGCGCCAGAAGGCGCCATTTTTTGCCGTCGCTCTGCAGTTCGGCCTGCAGCGACAGCGGCAGGCGGTGCGTCATGGCCAGCCCTCCTCGAGCATGGCCGCGGTGTAGGTGCCGTCGGCGATCGCGGCGAGCAGCGAGGCCTCGCGATCAAAGCAGGCGCTAACATGGTGATAGGCCGCCGCGGTCAGCTCCAGAATCTCGGCGTTGCTGGTCGGCCGGAACACGGTGACGCCGGTGGCCATGTCGAGGCACTTCCAGCCTTTGCCGTCGGGGCGCAGGCCATCTTTTACGGCGTTTCGTTCGTCGCTCATTTTCTGCTGTGACTCGCGATCGGTGGCGATGCCATGACCCTGCCAGGCAATGCCGGCGATCTCGGCCTGATAACGGCGGGCGGCGACGGTGGCGCGATGGTCGTCCGCAGTGGGCACGTAAACCGGCGGATCGATCAGGATCGGCAGGCCGTCGGCGTCATGGCTGCGGATCTTGCCGGGAGCTGGGTTGGCGATGACTTCGAGGTATCGAGCTTCTCCAATCGGCACAGCGTCGGCGGGCATTTGATTGGTGTGGATGCCGCTCAGATAGGTACAGCCAGTTTCTTTACTGTAGTAGCGCATTTGTTGTCCTCAGTATCCGATAGCGAACCACGGGCAGCTAGCCACAACCGGCGCGGCGAAACTCGTCTGCCCACGGCTTAGCACGCCAAGATTTGCGACTGTGAACCCCGTTAATGATCGGTCAGTGATCTGAAATATCGAGCGCGAAATCGAGCCCGCACCTCCAAGATCGTGGGTAGAGCAAAAGGACGCTCGGTTAGGAAATGCAAGCGGGAACGCCACCACTGCTTCCGTGGCAGTAGATGCTGATTGCCCCCATTGAAATATGACCCTGCCGAGCCATGATGGCAGCGCGACATATCCGTTGGACGCCAAGCTGACAGCAAACCCCCAACGCAACTTCTTCGGCGTCACGATAGTCGCGTCGTCCGTGCCGGTTTCTGTCTCCGCCTGGGTGGCGATCTTGGCAATGCCGAGTACCGTTTCGGTCGCTTGTACGACCTGCTTCGCGATCGCCTGAAACACCCTCAACGGCGTCATGGCGGTGTCGTTATCAGTCCCCGCTTCGGCCTGCAGCTGCGTCGAGAATCGCTTGGTGATTGCCTGCCACACGCGCAGCGGCGTCATGGCGGTGCTGTTATCCGTCCCCTCCTCGGCCTGCAGCTGCGTCGAGAATCGCTTGGTGATTGCCTGCCACACGCGACGCGGGGTCATTTTTCGCGTGCCGTCGGTGCCGGTCTCTGCCTCTAGCTGCGTGGCCTCGGTGGCGGCGGCCGCGACGCTGTCATTCACGAATTTGATCGTGGCCATGACGGTGGTCGGGTCAGTTTTCAGCGTGACCGTGGCCACGCTCGAGACGAGGATCACCATGCGAATGGTTTTCGTCTCGTCGCTGCCCTGGCTCTGCACCGGCTTGTACTGCTCGGCATGGTTGCCGATGAAGATCAGGTCGCCGGCGACGTCATATAGGCCGATCTCGCGGATCGTCCAGCCGCCCACCTCGGCGGGGATCACCAGCTCGGCGACGAGCCAGTTTGCGTTGTCGGGGTGCTGGTACAGCTGGTTAAGCTGCGCGCGGTGCACCTCGCGGGTCAGGGCGATGGCCGATGCGCTCGGATTGACCGCCGCGCCGTTGCCGTCGCCGATGGCCATGTGCGAAATGTCTACTGTCAGCTTGTTGGCCAACGCATAGGACAGCTTTGCGGCGCCTAGATCGGTAGGCAGCGAGTAAATCTGGTCTGCAGAAGTCATTGCGGATATACCGTGGTGGTCGTGGTTTCGATCAGCCCGGCGCCGTAGTACAGCGGGCCGGTCACTTCGCTTTCACGCTCTGAATAGGGGTAAACGTTGCTGATGCCGCCACAGCTCACGGCCGCAGCGTAGTAGAGCCGCCCGCGCACCTCGCTGATGATGTTCAGCGCGAGCACGTCGCGTTCGGCCTTGGCGTCTGCCAGGCGCAGCGACAACCGCCGATTCGACTCGGCGTCGAAGGCGCCCGGTGCGCGCGCCACCACGCGCAAGCCGTAGGGGCTACCGGCGGGCGCGTCCTTGTGCCAGGCGATCACCTCGGGCAACAGGCCCATGGACTCGACCGCCAGCTCGAGCGCCTTGCGGGTACCGCCAAGCCGGCGAATGGCCCATATGCTCGCAACCGTGGCGCGCTTCTCGGTTTCGGGGTCGGTCGACTTCCATTCGCTGACGCCGCGATCGGCGGCCAGATAAGGCAGGAACTCGGCCGGGGTGGCCTGCGGATCCATCAGTTCCGGAAACGGCGGCTCGATGCGCTCGAGCAGCTTCGCGAACGCCAGGTCGAGGCCGGCCTCGAGCAGCGAGCGGTTGGCCGGCAGCAGGCTTAGCCGTGGGGCCTCGAGGTCGTCGCTCATAGCGTCAGCACCTCGACGGTGATGCCGTCACAGTAGGGCGCCTGGTGCGCCTGGCACTCGATCGGGGCGAGCGGGGCCGTCAACTGCAGGCGCTCGGCACCGGCGGTATGCAGCACGTAATCGATGCGGCTCGGGTCGACGTAGCCTCCGAGCATGTGCCGGCTCGCGGCGTACTCGGCGAGGGCGGCCTCGGCGGCTTCCTTGGTCAGCTGCGCGTCGGGGCCGGCGTTGATGTAGACGGTTGCATTGAGCTGATACCGCACGATTTCGGCGGCCTGCACGATGACCTCGTCGGTCTCCGGCCGCACGTCATCGCGGGCGAAGTGCTTGCGGGTTGCCTCGAGCAGATCCGCCGACGGGGTGCCGTCGCCGGCGCGAGCCAGCACGGTGACGGCGACCTGGCCGGGGGCGGTCTGGCGACCGTTGGCGTCCTTGACTTGCGCCGCGTAGCCATCGGGCGCGAATATGTAGGTGACGACCAGCTGGCCGGCGGCATTCAGCTCGACGGTGACCGCGGCGCGCTCGCCCAGGGTCATGGCCTCGCGGCGGTACTGCAGACGCGAGCCGGCGGCCGGGGCGTGCGGCGCGAGGTAGTAGCGGATTCGCGCCTCGTCGTCGCCCTCGAGCTCGGGCGGTACCGGCGGGAAGGCATTAGGGTCGCCCTCACTGATGACCCGGCGTTCGAGGCCCATATCGGCGAGGCGGGCGTCGAGGTTCGAGCCCTCGGCCCACCACGCCAGCATCTGCTTGATACGCGCGTTGTATTTGCGTTCGTGGCCCTGCAGCCGCAGCGTAAAAGCCTGCAGCATCATGCCGAGCAGGTCGCTGTCGTTGTCGAGGGCATCTTCTAGGCGCGCAGCCTTGACCGGGTCGCGGGCGGCCACGTAGGCCAGCACCTCGGCCTTGAACTCGGCCAGCAGCGTCTCGAACGGCTCGACCGTGACGATCGCGGGCTCGGCCAGCTGGTTGAGCCCCGGGATTAGCATGCTCACGTGACCACCTCGAACGTCATTTTGCGGTTGTGCCATGTGCCGGCCAGCTGCAGCCGTAGGCCGGCGCCGGCGCGGGTGGCGAGGATGATTTCGGGCTTGAACTCACCGATGCCGTTCGCCGCGTTGTAGAAGGCGTCGGCGGCGTCGGCTTGTGCCAGCATCAGCAGGCCGTCGCCGGTGATCTTGCCGAGGCGCGTCAGCAGCCTGCAGCCGTATTCGGGGCGCTTCTGGCGGGTGCCCAGCGGCGTGGTCAGGGCGCGGGTCGCGCGCTGCACGAAGGCCGGCCAGTCGTCGACAGTGGCGCCGGTGTCGCGGTCGATTCCGATCATTGCGGTGTTCCTGTCGTGCCCCCACTGTCGCCCGGGTGCGTATGCGTGGCGCCGACGTTTGTGCCGTTGTGCGTCAGGGCCGGGGCTGTGATGCCCGCCGCGCCGCCGCCAAGTGCCAGCTGATCGCCATTGGAAGCAAGCACGGCCGAGCCGGCCGTCAGGGTCAGGCTCGAGGTGCCGCACACGAGCACGAGCTGCTCGCGATCGGCGGTGATCGTGGTCGGCCCGATTGACCAGGTCAGGCGGTGCGCCGCGTGGTCATAGGCCGTTTCGGTGCCGTCCGGATAGGTGCGGCGGTGCAGCTCGCCGCGATCGGAGACGGCCGGGAAGGCGCCCGACTCGATACCGCACAGCGCGACGCTCTGCGCGCTGCCATCGCCGGCGCCGAAGTTGATCAGCAGGCATTGCTCGCCGACCGAGGGGTGACGGGTTTCGCTGACCTCGCCGGCGGCCGGGTTGAAATACTTGATCCAGGGCGTGCGCAATTCGCCGTGGCTGACCTGGCAGCGCTTGGCGCCGGGATCCACCGCGACGACTGTGCCGATGCGGTTGTGATTCTCGCCACGCCGGCGCAGATCCTCGAGCTCCGTTTCGAGCTCAGCCAGGCGCTCGACTATTGGCGCGAGCGATAGCCGTAGGATGGCGTCAAACATGGGTCAGACCTCGAGCGTTTGATAGTTCGCCGGGTCGCTGGTATCGACGTCGTTATCCGCGATCTGCCAGACGACCTGCGGTGCGGTGTTGAGCAGGATCTCCGGCTCGACGTAGCCGATGGCCAGGCCCTGTCGAAACGTCGCGCTCCAAGCCTCGTAGCCATCGGCGCCACGCTGGAACATGCTCGGCCCGCAGTGCAGGTCGGCCGGTAGGTCGCATTGGCGACCAGGAAGCCCCCAGCGGTTGCAATCGGCGAGGCGTTCCAGCGCGGTGGCCAGGTTGATGGCCTCGAGGTTGGCGTGCTTGCGGAACCGGGAAACGACCGCGTGCAGCGTCACGGTGACGACGTGCACGTAGCGGCCATCGTTCTGCCGCTCGCCGGGCGTGGTGCGCTCGATCTCGATCAGTACGGTGGCATGGCCGACCCTCCCGTCGAAATCGTCGTAGTTATCCACGGAGACGCCCAGGCCGGCGGCATGGATGGCGTCGCCAATGGCGAAGAACAGGTCGGACAGTTGATTAAGCGGCCGCGAGGGCATGGCGGGCCTCCTGCTCGAACAGCTCAAAAAAACGGGCTTGGGCGCGGCGCTCCCAGCGCTCGAGTGCGCCGAGGCCTTCGCCTTCCCAATCCTCGGCTACCTTCTCGATCGGCAGGCGCTCGCGGCCTTTACGGCGGAACACGAGGCGCTGCGACGATCGCATCGGTGAAATAAAGGCGTCGTCGTAGTTGCGATGACCCACCGCGACGCCGGTTGAGGTCTGCTTGGGGGTGCCCAGGTAGTGCACGCCGATCGGGCGCAGGCCCACCCACAATTTCACCTCTCGCGAGGTGGCGTTGCTGTGAATCTGGTAGCGGTGGCGAATCGGGCTTTGCGTGATGCGCAGCTCGCGGGAGATCTCCCGCGTGCTGTGCGTTCGCAGCCATTGCGCCGTTTTGCGCAAGGCGCGGGCGGCGGCCAGATCCAGCTTTCGCGGCAGCTCGGCTAAGGTCTGATCGACCTCGGCCCAGCCGGTCACGTCTAGGGCGAGTTCAAAGCCTGCCATTTCCCACGGTCTCCTGCAGGAGCGGCGCGATCGCCGAACGGGACCAGCGTCAGCAGCACGCGCAGCCGGCCCAAAGGCTCGACATTGCCGATGCTGTACGCCACGCCCTCGACGATCACTTTCGTGCCTGGCGCGCTCGCCGGTAGATCCGGCAGGGCGATCTGCAGATGCCGCTGATTAGGCTTCACCCGCATGTTCGCCGCATTCGGATCGATGCCAGAACGGTACAGCCGGCCAGACTTGGCCGGCGCCCCTAGCATGCCCTTGACGTCCCGCGCCGCGAGCCCCTCCTCGATCACCTGCACGATGCAGCCGAATTCGTCGGGGTCGTACAGATCGGCCAGGTCGTCGGCGCCGATCACTTCGCCGTTGCCTTAGCTGCCGGCTTTTCGGCTGCAGCTTTGGCTTTTTCCAGCTCGGCGACTTCGGCGGTCAGCGTGTCGCGCTGTGCCAGAAGCCCCGTTTTTGCTTGCTCGAGATCGTAGATCTCGTCCTCGAGGTCGCCCTTTTTGCGGGCTAGCTCTTTCACTTGCTCGCTGATGACCTCGGCGACTTCGTCGTCGCCTTGCTCGGCGCGATAGGCGGCGATCTCCTCGTCGGTGGCATCGCGTGCCAGCTTCGAGCCGACCCAGTCATTGCGCACCGCGCGCTCGACCTCGAGCACCGTGTCCTCTTTGATGAACTGCGGCCCGACCCACATGCTGCCCAGCACGACCACGACGAACGAGGTCGGCAGGTTGTTGGCTACTTTCATGGAATTGCCTTCAATTGGTGAAAGCGGAACGGGGGCCGGAGCCCCCTACCTGCCCGCTTTCAGGTTCGGTTACACCGTCGGCGCGGCCTTCTTGGCGATGCAGAACGATTCTTTGCGACGGTTGACGACGTCGACGTCTTGGAACGCGCGTAGCACCAGGCCATCGCTGGCGGCCAGCTTGGCGGTGTCGGGCTTGAGATCCAGCACGCCCCACATGCCGCAAATCACTTGCGACCAGTCGCCGAAAATCCAGGTGTCAGCGGGCACCTGGTTGGTCGCCTCGGCGAGGTGACCGTTAACGCGGTCGTTTTCCCAGATCGTGCCGCCGACGCCGTCGAACTTGAGCTTCTGCATAGCAGCGCCGCGTTCGATGATGCCGGTCAGGTAGGCCAGCGCGCCGCGGTCGGCGTTGTAGGTGCCGATCTTGGTCAGCATGTCCACCAGGGCGCCGAAGGTGACGCCGGTCGAGGGATACTCGAGCCCCGGCACGCCGACGTCGTTCAGCAGACCCAGCGGGGCGGTGCCGCCCGGGCCGGCCAGCATCGCGTAGTCGATCGCCACGCCCATGCCGTCGACCAGGTCCGTGATGATCAGCGACTCGATCGAGCGGCTCGCCTGCTTGCGCAGCTTGCGGGTCAGCGGGATGGCGCCGGCGATAGTCTTCGGCGTCAGCGCTAGGGTGGTGAAGTCGAAGTCGCTGTCGACCGCGTCGCCGCCCTCGGCAAGCCACTGGAAGGCCGAGCCGCTGGTTTTCTTCGGCAGGTCGATATCGCCCTCGAGGCCGGTCAGCAATTTCATGCCGAGCTGTGCCATCACCGTTTTGTTGCGCAGCACGTCGGCGAACTGCTCGAGCAGCAGCTCGGTGGTGACCATTTCGCCACCCTTGCCGGCAACGCCCTTGGAAAGGCCGCGCATCAGGATGTCGTGCGGCACGAAGAAGCCACGGGCATCGCGCTTGACCGCCTCGGATGCTGCGATGTTGATCGCGCGCTCGAGGCCGGCCTTGCTCCAATCGCCGGTAGCGGCCGCGTTCAGCGCGCGCATCAGCGAGTATTGGCCCTGTTCTTTGTCGCTTACGCCCAAGGCGCGAGCCGAAACCTCGGTTTGAAAGCTCGGCAGGTCGCGGGCACCTTGCGAGGCCGGGGCCTGGCTCAGCGGAGCCGGCGCGGAACGCTCGAGGATCAGCGCGCGCAGCTGGTCGGGCGTGTGCCCCTGCTTGACGGCTTCGGCCGCGAGCTCGCGCTGGTTGAAGCGATCGCCCAAGGCGAGCACGTCAGCGACGCGCTGGCGCTCGGTGGCGATCGGGTCGGTGGTGGTGGTGACGGCCGGAGCGGGTGCGCTGCGTTGACCGTCTTCGTGGTGTTCGTTCGGCTTGGGCATTTCTAAACCTCGGATGGTGATCGTGTTGGTTGTCGCTTCGGTGGAACGCCCCACCCCGACGGTCGGGTCTGCGGGCACGGAGACGCTGGAAACCTCGTAGGGCTCCCAACGGGTGACGCGGTAGTGATCGAGGCCGTCTTCGCTGCGCTCGAGCACCATTTCGTGAATCAAATAACCGCAACTGATGTTGCGGCGGATGCCGTCGGCGACGTCTTGCCAGATTTCCTCGGCCCGGTCGCTGCGCGAGAAACGCACGCGGGCGCGGATCTTGCGGTCGGCGTCGAGCCAGGCCTCCTCGACCACGCCGATCTGCTCAGAGCCTCGATGCTCGAGAAGCAGGGGCGCGCCAGACAGCAGCCGCAGCAGGTCGACCGATCGCTCGGAGTGGTCGAGCACTTCCATGCCGAACCACCGCCGCACCGGGTATTCGCTGGAAACCGAGACCTCGGCGGTACGGGCTTCCTTGTCGATAGTTGACTGATCGACGGCCAACGCGCGGTGCAGCGGCCGGCCTTCCATCTGCCGCAGCACATGCAACGGCGCGGCGCTATTCGTCGTCGGCATCGGGTGCCTCCTGTTCGGGTTTTTTCGGTTCTGGCAGCAAGCCCAAAGCCCGCAGGCGCGCTTCCTCCTCCTCGATCTCCTCGAAGATCTCGTCGGGGTCGTCACCGTTTAGGCGGATGTAATGGGCGCGGGATTTGGTGCGGTTGCCGATGCTTTCGGTGGCCGCTTTGGAGTCTTTCAGCGGGTCGACCCAGTCCCAGCCGCGTGGCTGCCAGCACTGTTCGGCGCAGCGCTCGAGGTCGCGCGGGGCGATCTTGAGCGCGCCTTTCAGCACCGCGCACTCGAACCAGGTCATGCCCAGCCGCTCGAGCAGCGAGCTGGTGGCCAGCTCCTGCACGCACTTGTAGAAGTCGCGCTCGTCGAGTTCGCCGGAGCGCAGCGACGAATAGCTGACGCCCTCGAGGTCGTGGGACAGGCGGTTGTAGCTGGGGCCGAGGCCGCCGGCTGCGCCGCGCAGGGTGTCTTTCACGAACGGGGCGTAGTCGCTGCCGGGTGTGTTGTGGCTCAGCTCGCGGAACTTGTAGCCGTAGGGAATCTCGCGGGCGGTACCGGCTTCGATTTCCTCGTAGACCGGCGCGTCGGCGCCATCGTCTGGCGGATCCAGCCATTCGGCGTCGGGCTCATAAAAGCCGGTGATCTTGGCCGAGTGCTCGGCCTTGATCCGCGTCGCGTGACGGAACTCCTCGAGGTGGTGGATATCCAGCGCCGCCGAGTGCGTCCAAGTAAACCCGCGCGACTGATGCGGCCGCCAGGGGTCAAAGGTATGGATCAGCTCGGTGGCCGGGATCCGCTCGTATTTCTCCTCGGCGCGGCGGTAGATATCGCCGGGGTGCGACTTGAGCATCCAATAGGCGACGGGCCTTTCCCAGGCGTCGACCTCGACGCCCATGCGTACCCGATTGCCGTTGGATAGCTCGGTGTTTAGGTTCAGATCCAGCCGATCGGCCTCGAGGATCTGCACCGCAAACCCCCACTTGTTCGGGAAGTTGCGAACCAGGCGCACAAGCACCTCGCCGTCGCGGGCGAGCGTCTCGATCCACAGCCAGCAAAACGTCACGTAGCTGTATTGGCCGGTGACGTCGAAGCTGCCGGCCTTGCAGAACTTGCCCCATTCCTTCTCGATCAGCCGGCGGGTCGTGCGGTCTGGCTTGCCGTCTGGCAGCAGCGCTTTTGATTGCAGGCGGATGCCATAGGGGCCGATCACGTTTTGCCGTAGCAGCCGGTAAAAGCGCTTGAGCGGCGAGGCGTTGATCGACTGCTCGCGGGCGCGCTGGCGCAGCGTCTCGTGGTCGCCGTAAATCTGTTGGTTTGCGTCGGAGCCGCTCGAGCGGCCGGTCCACGACTTCGTTAGCCGGCCACCGGCGGCCATCTTGAAACCGCGGCTACCGCGCAGGCTCGGCTCTTTTCGCTCGCCTTGAGCGTCGAGGGCAGGCGTGCGCTGCCCGCCGAAACCGAGCAGGCGCAGGGCGCTTTTCAGCGGGTTCATAGGCTTACCCCAGGATGAATTTCACCGGCCGGCCATAAGGCCAGCGGCGGTTTCGCTCGCGCATCACTTCGCGGCGGTACTGCATGCGCAAGGCGTTGAGCCGCTCGATCGGGATCCGGTCGAGCCGCTGCCCGTCGATTTCGTAGCTCTGCTGGTCTTTCGGGATCCGCTTCTCGAGCGCGGCCTCGATCAGGTCGAGCATCCGCTGCGCGTGGCTGCGGACGTCGCCCGGCTCGGCCGTGACGAGGTTGGGGTCGACCTGCAGGCGGCCGCTGGCCACCGTCACGCGCGCGTCGCCCTTGATGGCCAACGCGACCCAGCGGTAAAGCCCGGGCACCCATGGGGCCGTCACGCTGGCCGCCAGCTCGACCCGGTACGGCGAGGCGGCGATCGCGTCGACGCTGTGCCGCTCGGGACCGCTGAACACGTACTGCAGCGACCAGCCATCGGCGGGCGGGTGCGCGGGTACGTCACGCGACCAGGCGACCGAGTCGCCGGCGTGTAGGGTTGTCGGTTCCATGGGTCACCGGGATGGTTTGCGGATAATCGTCAAGCGCGGCCTGGCCTTCGCTTTCGCGGGGGCCGCGTCGGTTTTGCGAGCGGGAGGCAGACGGCGATCGCCGGGGTGCGGTGCGGGCGCGGACTTGGCCGGCGCTTCGTCCTGCTCCGGATCCTCGACCACCTTCTCGCCGGCAGGCTTGGGCGCCTTGATCGCCGCGCCGAGCTCGACGAGGGTCAGCGCGCCGACCTTGCGGCGCTGCAGCTTGTCCCGCAGGGCGAGGATGTATTGCATTGCCTCACAGTCGAGGTAATGGTTTTCGCCGACCTGGTGGAAGGTGCCGTCGCCCTCGTGCCACTCCTCGCCGACCAGCTGCTTGCAGTAATCGTCGGTTACTTGCTGGTGAATCAGCCACCAGCCCGGGCGGTTGTCCGGACGGCTAAACCGACTGTGCACCCAGCGTTTTGCGAGGGGCGAGTCGAAAGCCCAGCGGGCGTCGCCGCGCTTGCGCGTTTTGCCCTTGCGATCGACCTCGACGAGTTCCTTACGGAACGGTTTGTCGAGTTTGTCGCGGCCGCGCAAGGCGATCGCCCTGCCCTTGTGCTCGTTGATGAATCGATAAACCTGGTCGTCGCGATAGCCGATATCGATGCCGGTCAGGCTGATGCCGTGGCCGTCGCCGTATTCGGTATCGATCAGCTCGGACAGTTGCTCCCATACGGCGTCCTGATCGGTTTCGCCCCACAGCTCGCCGTGCTCGAGGAGCATCGAGCCGAGGCCGGCGAACCAAGCGCGCACGACGTACACCAGGCGACTTTTCTGCACGTCGATCGTGCAGTAGATCCGGTCGGGATCGAGCAGCAGCTCGGCCGCGGCGTAGCCGTAGCACATGCTGCGCACTTCTTCCCAGCTGGGGGCATCGCCCGCCTCTGCGTAGATCTCGCCGAATCCGGTGTTGTAGACGGCCAGCAACTTGGCCGGCGCGCCGTCGACTTGCGCCGCCAGCAGCTTTTTCGCCAGGAATCCATAGGATTTCTTGACGGCGAACGAGCACAGGCCGGAGACCCATATCGAGTAATGCGTAAAGCCGGCGGTGTCAGCGGTGCCGCGGATCTCGCCCTTTTTGCTGATCGACTCGCCCGGTGCCACCGGAACGCCTCGCGCATTCATCCAGGGCCGCCACTTGTCCTCGATCATGCAGCCGCTGACCGGGCAGGTCAGGCGGGCATGCTTGAAGGCCTCGTCGGGGGTGCATTCTTGCGGCGTGCCTTTGCCTGGCCACCACAGCAGATCCGACCAGGGCACGAAGTAGCCGCCGCACTCGGGGCACGGCACCGCCCACTCGTGGCGGGTGCCCGACTGCCATAGCTGCCAGACCTTCGACCCGATCTTTTTCGCCGCACCTGGTACCCAATGCCACAGGCCGGTGCGTTCGTCGACGCGGCGGTCGACCTTGCCGTGCGTTGGCGTGGCGGTGTAGCCGATTTTCGAGTCGGCGTAGGCATCGCCCCGCGCCTCGATGATCTCGGTGGTGTCGCCTTCGCCGGTGTTTACGATGCGGTCGACCTCGTCGACCATCACCAGGCCGGCAGAGTCGGCGGCGAGCTCGGTCGCGGATCCAGCCCAGGCGAAACGGAATTTCGTGCCGCCCAGCCACTTGACCATTTTCGTGCTGCGCGCTTCGTACTTCTTCGCCAGCGACTCGCATTCGTCAAACATCGCCATGAACTTGGGTTCGACCGTGCCATCGATCAGCGGCCTAGTCGGCGCGACGTACAGGCAGGGGGTCGGATCCTCGTCGAGGCGATGCCCGATGATGTTTTCCATGGTCACAGACTTGCCCATCTGCGTGCCCATGACGAAGGTCACGCGGGAGAAACAAGGCTGTGCGAACGCCCAGGCGACCGGGCGCATATATGGGTTCGTGTCAGGGTTAAACGGGCCGGGGATCGGGGCGCTCGGCGGCATGATCCGCTTCTCGCGTGCCCATTCGTCAGCAGTCCTCGGCGGCGGCGCCTGCACCATCTTCGCGGCGTAGCTGATCGAGCTGGTCAGCGTCTGCAGCGAGCTCGCGTGCGCGACGTTCGAGGCGGTCGGCAGTAGCTGCGCGGATACGCCGCGTTTCTTCAAATACTCGAGCTCGGATGGTGGCAGGGTCATCGATCACCGCCAGATCGGCAGCGCAGCGGCTAGGCAGCGCGTCGAGTTGAGTCGCATAAACGGCCGCGACGCTGATCAGGATCTGCGCGACGGTGTCACCGGGCAGGAGCCGGCCGCGCTCGCGGTCGATCTCGAGCTGCAGCTTTTCGCGGCGCGCGCGCTTGAGCAGGCGATCCTCGGTCGAGGCAGAGGCGAGCCCCTCCTCGTCTTCGTCTTCGTCGCCAAGCTCCTGCCGAACAGCGCGGGCGATCAGCCACTCGATCGCGGCCTCGCTGTCGATCTGCACCTCGACGCCGCGACCACCGCCGCCGGAAACCGGCAGGCCGTCGTCGATCAACTTCGAGATCCAGCGCGGCGACTTGCCGATCAGCTCGCCGAGCTCCTTCTTACTGACGATCTTGCCCATGGGGAGAAAGGACCAAAGGAGCCAAGGAACAAAAGCACAAAACCGCATTGGTCCTTTCGGGCCGATGTGGTTTTGACCCTCTGCGGAATAGGTTCGAGGCCCCGCCGTGACTGGCTGCGGGGTCAGCCGAGCGATGCAGGCCGGCAGGGCCTCGAGAAAGGAAGAACGGACCCGACTCGCGAATCCAGGCGCGCGCGAAGCCCGCGAGTTTCACACCCGTGAGGGGCTACCCCCTGGGGGAGGACCCACAGGCGCCGGTGCAGGCCGCGCCGATGCAGCAGGGCGCCGGGGCAGGATCGACCGGCGAGGCGCTGAGCGCTTCGCGGGCTTGCGCGATCGCTGCGTTGCCAATGTCTTGCTTCAGCTCGTGAAGGGTTTGCTTGAGGCGATAGCCTTCGAGTTTCCACAGCTCGTCACGGGCCAGGCGCTCGGCCTTGGCGATCGCTATCTCTATGCCCAGCGTCACGTTGAAGTTCTCGGGGCTTGCGCAGGCCGACTCGGCGGTCACCAGGGAAAAGCCCGACGGCATCAGGGCGGTGGCGAGCACGGTGGTGGTGCCTGGCACGTGATGCGTGCTGTAGGTGACCGCCTGCATCAGGGCGTCTATGCGCTGCGGCGTTATCCGTGGCGCGTTCAGCCCGAGGTTGGCGATCCTGGTCTCGATCTGGTGTTCTTCTGGTGTCATGTGTGCCGCCTTATGAGCTGGTAAAGGGTGGTGCTACCCCAAGGGTTATAACGGCCGTCGCCGAAAACCCAACTCAGGGCGGTGCGCCTGCCGACAGGGTCTTCACGTGCTCACGCACGTAGGCCTGCAGCTGCCTTAGCTGCTCGGCGTTGGCGTGGCACTCGGTGTAATTGCCGGCGACGGTGGCGGCGACGGCAGAGAGCGCAATGGGCGCGGCTCTTTCATCAGCAGGGCCGGCACCTCCAGCGGGGGGCAGGTTTGTGGCGGCTGCGTCGTGCAGCCGGACAAAGCCAGCAGGCACAGCACAAGCCCGATCAGCGGCTTCTGAAACATAAACGGGCACCTCTTTGATGATGGTTCGGCCGGCTTTCTCGATCACCTCGACCCGGTCGACATACTCCGTCACCACCCGGTCTCGCACGGCGGCGAGCGCCTGGCCCTGTTCGAAGGCCTGCCGCAGCTGCGCAGCCGCTAGCGCCTTTGCCTGGTCCTTCTCGTGGCCTGCGCCGCTGATCCAGCCGAGCGCGTAAAGCAGCACGGCGACCACGGCCAGCGCTGCCAGTCCATAAATTCGACTCATAACCCCACCAGATAGAGAGATCGCTGCAGCTCGCGGCGCCGAACGATGCCGCCGCACTTGTTCGCGACGAGGCGGCAGTCGCGGCCGGCAACGAACGCCCAGCGCGGGAACTGATCGGCCGCGGCGACGTACTGGCCGGCTGCCGTCAGGCGGTACAGTGTCGACCGGGCAAAAGCCGTGGCGCCGACGTTGTAGACGAAGTCGGCCATGGCGATCTTTTGCCAGATCGTTGCCTTTGGCGCGGCGCGCATGACGAAGTCGACGGCGCCGCCGAGATCCGCCCGCAGATACGCGGCACACTCGGCTGGCGTTGCCCGGTCACCGGGGCGGACGCCCTTCGTGTGCCCGGTGCAGATCGTCCAGACGCCCCCGCTGTCGGGGTAGGCCTCGAACTCGGTGCCTTCCATTTCCGGCGTGAGAATCATCAGGCCGGCGATGATCGCGGCGCGCTCGACCGGGGCCGGGAGCCCCGTCTCGTTCACCGTGAAGCCTGCGGCGGCCAGCGAGAGCGTTACCGCGGCGATGACCCGCTTAACCAGCGTCATGGCTGCGCTTCTCTTTGCGGCGCTCGAGCCAGATCCGCCACAGCGGGACGACCCACCGACGTGCGACCAGATCGACCAGCAGGGCGAAGTAGTACAGGGCCGGCAGAACCAGCAACCACTTCTCCAGCGTCAGCCCGTAGATCACAACAGGGATTGCCGGTGGCAGCACCTTCGCGACTTCGAGTGCGGCGGCGTCCGCCATTGGGTGCAGCTTGTGGGCATCCATGGCGGCGCTCCAGGAATAAAAAACCCCGCACGGTGGCGGGGAAAGGGAACGCTGATGGCGTCAGCATTCAGGAGGGAAAGGTGCGCCCGAGGGGCGCGGCGACCTGCAGAAACGACAAAGCCCCGCACTTGGCGGGGCTTTGGTTTGCATGTGTCGCATTTGAGCAGTTATTAAACATTAACCCTTACTTTTGCGCAATACCTAAAAACGCTTTTCTGCAAAGGTGCAAATGTTCTTTTGCTCTTTAATGGTTTCCTCCTCGAGCTCGAGCAGCACCGCATCGCCAGGACGGATGACATTCGTATAGCCGCCAGGCTCCCGGGACCAGTAGCCGTCGGCGTCGCGACTCCGATAGTCAACCAGTGTGCCGACAAGATCCCGGTACCACATAAGCGGGTCAGAGCATCGATGGATTCGCAGGACGCGGCGCTTCATCGCATAGACCTCGCCCATGCCGCGCGGGCGCCCGGCACGCTCCCGTACCCCTCGACCTGGTGCCCGCAGCCGCGACAGCGGGCGCCCCACTTACCGCCTGCCTCGAAGTAGCGCGGCAGCATCGCCGCCTTGCACGTGTGCCGATCCATTTCCGGATCGTTCACCAGCGCCCAGGTGGCCGCCGCGGCGACCTCGCTGGTGGTGATATCGCCCCGATGCCGGCAGCCCGGGCAGGCGTACACCATCCGCCCCGTCTGCGGATCTAGCCGGCGCTCGGGAGCGGTGCCGCATTGCGAGCAAGGGATCATGGTCGAAGATCCATGTAGGCCCCGATCACAGCCGTCGCGACTTCCGCGTTGATGGCGTTGCCGTAGGCGCGCAGTTGGCCCACTCGGCCGGCAACCCCATCAGCCAGCGGGAATGTTCCGGATTCAACTGGCCGCCAGCGTCCGTCCCGGCAGCTGATCCAGTCAGCATCTGACCAGAAGCCGTTAACCGCGCCGGGCCGAGAATCGACACCGCGTCGACCAGCGTCATTCCCGCATGATGCTGGCTGTTCGGATTCGAGCGCTTGGCGGTCATGTTTCGCCCGCCCCGGCTGTCGTTGACGGTTGCTGTCGGCCAGCCCGCCAGCGCTGCCGCATTCGTCAGCTCTTCGTTTGCCTTCCCAGGCCGGCGGCCTCCCGACCCCCTCGCGTCGCAAGCCTTTGGCGTTGGCCACCCTTTCGGCCACGAACCACAGTCGTTGGCGGATGTGCGGAGCGCCCACGCCCGCAGCGCATAGATCGACCGGTGCGACGGCGTAACCCGCTCCTTCCAGGTCAGCCGATACAAGGTCGAGCCAAGCGAGGCCGTCAGCGCTCGCAACTTGCTCGCCAAAGATAGGGATAGAGCCTGGCTTCGCTTCCGTGACGAGGTGGAACCATGCGGGCCACAGGTGCCGCTCGTCAGTAAACCCAGCTCCTTTGCCTGCCGAGGAGAAAGGTTGGCACGGACAGGAACCTGTCCAAACAGGTCTGTCGTCGCCCCAGCCGGCGCGGCGCAGGGCATGGGACCAGACGCCAATGCCGGCGAAGAAATGGCACTGCGTATAGCCTCTGAGGTCGTCAGGGTGGACATCCAAAATGCTCCGTTCGTCTACGTCGCCCGGGGCAATCAAGCCCGCAGCGATCAAGTTCCGCAGCCATTGCGCGGCATACGGTTCGATTTCGTTGTAATAGGCGGCCATCACAGCCCCCTATCCACAAGAACAAACCGAAAGCCCGCCAGCTCCTTGCAGAGCGCGGTTAGCGCGCGGCGGTCCATCGCAAAAGCCTCGCTGCGCATCGCCTGCCAGCGCGGGCACCAGTGTTGATCCCAGTTCGGAGCAGAGACGCCCAGCAGCTCGCGCAGGCGGCAGGCCGCGTGCAGCTCCTTGCCGGCATTCACGAAGCGCTTCACGTCCTGCACGGCGAGGTGCGCCAGACCCTTGGCTTTCTGCCGCGTCTTCGCCTGCACCTTGCCGAGCCGGGGCTCGTAGCGTGCCCACAGCTCAATCACCGCGCCGGCTTCGTCATCCCATGCCTTCGAGTCGGCGTAGACGTAGCGGATCCAGTGCTGATGCTCCGGCGCGAGCTGGCCAACTGCGCGCACGATGCGGGCATCTTGAAAGGCCATCGGCCCAAGCGGGATGCTGCTTTTCTTCTTCGGCCGGGTCTCGCTGGCGATCACTCGAGTAGTTCCTTTTGCCAGGGCCGCGACGTAGGCCGACGGCAGCCTCCCGGGCGGCGCGCCGTTGACCGGGCACTCGGCCCGCTCCTCGAGGATGCTGGCCGGAATGGTGTCGCGGGTGTTCTCACTGGTGTAGGCGCCCACGCGCTTGCCGTCGTCTTCGCGAAAGTGCTGCGGCGCGAGGAAGGCGCCGAGCACCAGGTCGCGCATCACGGCGCGGTCATGGTCGGTCACCGTCGAGCCGTGCCGAGATACGCCCACAGACGGCGCATCCCACGCCGGGGTAGGCGTGTCGATGACGTAGTAGCTAAGGGGCGCGGTGAGGCGTGAGGGCGAGGCGGCGGGGTTCAGGCGCAGCGTCGTCATCATTCGCCCCTATTGCGTGACGGAATGCGGGTAAATTGCTCGAAGGCGTGATGGTCACGCCTGCCAAGCTCCGCGACGTTGCGCAGGATCAGCGTTATCGCCTCGGCCGGCTCCTCAAATCCGCCGAGCTCGCAGATCAGCGCCAGATCCGCCTGCGTGCCCTGGTAGGCCTCGAAGGTGATCGGCCGAGAGGCGGCGCGCAGTGTGGCCAGCTCCTCGCGGCGGCGCTGGCGACGCTTGCGGATCCGCGCATGGCGGCGCTTGCGCTCCTCTGCTGTCTCGCCGGCCGGGGCTGGCTCCTCGAGGTCGAGCGACAGATCTGCCAGCTCGACCGCATCTTCGTTGTTCTCGGCTTCAAGCATGGCGGGCCTCCCGCACGCGAGGAGCAAGCGCGTTCAGCCGAGCAAGCAGGTCGCCGGCCTCACGCCTGATCGCCCGCAGCTCGTCGGCGACAGGGGGCTGCGCGCACTCGGTCAGACCGACTACCTTGCCGGCCCAGTCCAGGGCTATGACCTTGCCGCCGTCGTCGCGAAAGCGCTGCACCGCGAGGTCGAGCTCGGCCGGGGTCATCGCCTCGGCGCGCCTTTCACGCCTGGCCATGGGCTAGCTCCTGCTCTTGGTTGATCAGCAGCTGCAGGGCCGGAAGCGGGCGGCCCGTGCCGGCAGCAACTGCCACCAGCTCGTTGATCAAGGCGAGCACCGCGTCGGTGCCCTCCTTCAACATGCGATCCACCTCGGCCGGGTCGTCTGCTCGGTCGTAGCGGCCGTTATGCGAGGGGCGTGCGGCGGCGATGAACTGCCCGACCTCTTCCAGCACTTCGCTCATGCGGGCGAGCGTGCCCGGCGACGGCGGTTGCACCAGCGTCGGCAGGCGAAGGTTGGGAACGCCGATCAGGTCGAGGCACGCTTGCTGCGCGAGTCGCGCCTCGGCCTCGGGAAGGCAGTCGATCCAGACCTGTTTCCATTCAAGGGGGAAGGGGGCGGTTCCGTTGAAAATCCGGTTCAGTCGCTGCCCCCAGGCTTTGCGGCAGCGCAGGTACTCGTCGCCGGTCGCCGAGGCAATCACCTCGGGCTCGAGTAGCCCTGCCTCGACCAGCGCAGGCGCCAGTCGCTCGTGGGCGAATTTCTCGACCGACCATTCCGAATGTCGAAACCACAATCCCGTGGTCTCGAGCACGATCTCGCGCTCCGTACGTGCCGCCATAGCACTTTCCCCCTCGTTGTGGGTCTGAATGTAGTTATGGCTACATTTTCAGCAAACAGAACGAAACAAGCAAGACTCTTTCAGTGGGCTGGATGGAGTTATCACATATTCAGGACGGACAATAGGCGGGGACTAAGAGGGGCCACCATGAACGACAAATTTTCGATTGGGCCTGCGATCTTGCGGCGCCGCATGGCCCGCCATTGGTCGCTGCAGCGACTGTGCAACGAATCACATAACGCGGTTTATCCGAGCGCGCTGTCGGCGATAGAGAAGGGCAGCAGCGTGCCGAGCGTGCTCAATGCCTACGCCCTCGCGCGAGCATTGGGCACCACCATTGACGCGCTGATAGAGGAGGCATTGAGTTCGGCGCCACCGGCGGGGCTGCCTTCGGCGCCGGCCGAGACCGCCAAGCGGGTACCGGTGATCCCGTGGGAAATGGCTGCGGGCTGGGCTCAAGACCCCGATATAGAAAGGCTGCCGAGCGGCACGCCGTGGGTGATGCCGCCCGACAACCCGCCGGGGCGCCTGTTCGCCCTGGTCGTGCGCGACGACACCATGCACGCGCCGAGCGGGCCGACCTTCCCGGTGGGCTCTGTCATCTTCGTCGACCCGCGGCAGGAGGCAGAGCCGAACGACTTCGTGATCGGCTACCTCGACAACCCAGGGCAGCCGACCTTCAAAAAGTTGATTCAGGACGGCTCGATTCGCTACCTTCGACCGTTAAACCCACAGTTCCCGCCGACCTCGGTCAACGGCAACTTTCGGGTGATCGGCATCGTCACCGGCATGCAAATGCGCATCGCCAACGGCCTTATTCGATAAAGAGAATTGCAGGTGGTTCAGTGAACTGAAAATCTGGCGTAGACTGCGGACTTAATCCCGCAGCACCACCTTTTTCAGCAGAGCGGAAAAGAAAAAGCCCCGGGTCTGGAAAACCCGGGGCTGATCCGATGACGCAGAAGACTTGAAAAACCCAAAGTGCTTCACCTTGTTAGCGATTTACCTGTTTTGCGGGCAGGGAAAATCAAGGGTGTCAGCGCTTTCACACCATCAAGTCTAAACCCCGTCAGGGTGTCGTCAACGGATTGTTCTTTTGTGCTTTTGCGTTTTTGTGCAAAGGAACAACATGCAAGACGCTAAGGACAACACAAGCGCACTGGCCCGGTTCTACGCCGAACGGTTCCGCTCCGACCCCTGGTCACTGATCGACTTTTTCGACGGCGATATCGCCGACGCCGCCGCCAGTGTCGGCATTCGCTGGTCAGCCATTCGCAACGATATCGGCCTGCGCGGCGACAAGGCGCGGCCGAAGGGCAAGGACGGCGTCACCGACAAGACCCACCGCGGCAAGGTCATGGCGTGGGGCGACACCAAGCGCGGCGACGACTTCGAGTACCCCTTCTTCACCTTCAACAACAACAACCCGGCATACGGCCACGTCACCTGGTCGGGCCTCGTCGCGCTCGCCGATCTCTATAGGCGCGAAGGCGGCAATGTCGCCAGCGAGAAGCACCAGCAATGGCTGGCGCGGCAGGAAGAGCAGCGTGCCAAGCGTGAGGCTGCGCAGAAAGAGGCCGAGCAACGCCGGGCAGAAGCCGAGGCGCGGATCCACCGCGAGCGGCTGGCCTATGAGGCCGCGTGGCATTGCGGCGGGCGTCACGAGTTCGAGCGCGAGGTCGGCGGCAAGCTGTGCAAGGGCTTCGTCGAGGTCATCGGCGAGGAGGACGGCAGCGCCCCCTACCTTCAGGCGAAACAGATCGGCGCCATCGCGTCACGCTTCAAAATGCAGCGTATGCGTGACAGTCACGGCGAATTCACCGCCGTGCCGCTGCTCAATATCTCCGGTGGGTTTCTCGGCGTGCAGCGACTCTATGCCGACAAGAAAATGCAGGGCACTGGCGTCAGGATGGACGGCGCCCACTGCATCCTCGGCGACCTCGAAACCGCCGACCGCCGCTACAGCGTCGAGGGCTTCGCTACCGGCGCCAGCGTCTATCTGGCCGAGCTCGAGGCTGGCAACGACGTGGCCGTCGTGGTCGCCTTCAACGTCGACAACCTCGGCAAGGTGCTGCGCCAGTACACCAGGCACTACCCGGCCTGGCGCTTCCACAACGCCGCCGACAACGACTGCTGGAAGTCGGACAAGGGCAACGCCGGCGTGCTGGCCGGGCTCGAGATCCACCGCGAGCTGCAGCACCCGGCCATCCTCCCCAGCTTCGCCGAGATCGGCGAGCAGGCGATCGAGATCGCGCGGGCGAGCCGCAAGGGGCCGACCGACTGGAACGACTACCACTGCCTGTTCGGCCTGGCTGCCACGGCCAAGGCCCTGCGCGCGCGCGACAGCGTGCTGCGTGCCGAGAAAGACTGGTTCGCCTACAGCCTGCAGCGCCTCGGCTACTCCGGCGTCACCGCAGAGAAGGCCGCTAAGTCGGCGGCAGCCGCGGGCATGCTCCTGGTGCCGATTCGCTACACCGGCAGCGAAGTGCTGCGCCTGGTGCTTGAGCGCATCCCGGCGGGCGTCGCGGTCGACCGCCTCAAGCTCCGCCGCTTCGTCAAATGGCTGGCCGACCAGAAGCTGCAGCAGGCCCGCGAGCTGCGCGGCTTTTCCGCTGCCACACTGGCCAAGCCTCACGTGCAGCACCTGCGCGTCGAAGGCGTGCGTGCCGCGCACGGTGGTATTGAGCTGCCGGCCCACTTCGCCGACCTGGTCGACTCCCTCGAGGGAATGATCATCAGCCGTGCGCCGATGGGCTCCGGCAAGACCGAGAAACTGATCGCGCCTCTGATGCAGGCTGCCCCGAAAGCGGCTTATATCGCCCACCGCGTCTCGCTGCTCGACGACGCTGCCTCGCGCCTGAATATCCAGCACTACCAGCAGGTCTCGGCCGCCTGGATGCGCGACGTCTCGCACCTGGCTTGCTGCGTCAACTCGTTGACCCATCCCAAGTTCTACAACACCGACGAGAGGTCGTGGTTTACCACCGTCGACACGCTCTGCATCGACGAAGCCAGTCAAGTGATCAGCCACACTGCCACCGGGCCGGTTGACGGCCGCGTGCGCGTGTTCGATGCCCTGCTCGACGCGGTCGCCTCCGCGCGGCGCGTGCTGCTCTGCGACGCCGACGCCAACGACGCGGTGGTCGAATTCTGCGAGCTCGCACGCCCCGGCCAGACGATCACCATCCTCGAGGTCGTCGGTCAGACCGATCACATCCGCGTCAATCACACCGACGACGAGACCGCATGGCAGGTCGCTCTCGACTGGATCTGCGCCGGCAAGCGCGTCTTGGTCGCGAACGATTCGGCCGAGTCGGCCAAGAAGCTGGCGGCCCTGATCGAGGAGCGCATCGAGCACGGCGAATGCAAGCCGGTGCGCATGCTCTTGGTGCATGCCGACAGCAAGGCCGACCCGAATGTCGAGGCCTTCTTGCGCAGCCCCAACGCCGAGGCGGTGAAGTACGACGTCCTGATCTACTCGCCGGCGATCAGCTCGGGCGTGTCCATGACCACGCCCCACTTCGAGCGCCATGTAGGTCTGTTCAGCGGCAACACCGTGAGCCCCTCCGACGCCGTTCAGATGCTGCGCCGCGACCGTACTGCGCGCGAGTACCTGGTCGGCATCGGCCACAGCTCAGCCCAGCGCGCCACGGACCCGGAGGCCATCTATCGCGGGCTGATGCAGCTCGACGAGGTCACCTTTGCATTCGAGGAGGATGCCGGCGAGGCGCGTTTCGTCAGGAAGAAAACCGCTTTTGATCATTTGTACCTGACCAGCGTCACCACTGAAAACAAGGCACGCAATGATTTCGCCAACAACCTCCTGTTGATGCTGATCGCTGACGGCTACAAAGTCGCGCGCGCGGATCTCGACGACCCCGAGCGCACGAAGGAGAGTCGCAGCAACCGCAAGCACGCGGGCGAGCTCGTCTTCGCCAGGCGCATGGATCTGCTGACCAGTGTCGAGGTGCCCGACGAGGAGACCTTCGGCCGCCTCAACCGTCAGGAAGTGCGCAGCGAGACAGAAAGCGCCCAGGTTGACCGCTACCACCTTGCGCACCAGCTGGGCGTGGACGAGCCCACCGAGGACGACGTTTCCTTCTACGATGACCGGGGTATCGCCAAGGTCGTGGCTGTCGAGCTGCTGCAGGCCGATGAAGCCCAGGCGAGGGCCTATGACGAGGCGCAGCGCAAGGCCCGCGTCGTGCTCACTCAGCACCGCTACAAGACCGCGGCGCGGGCGTTCCTGGTGGAACTGTTCGAGACCCTCGGCCTCGACCGCCACACCGGTGCCGGCGAGTTCTCTGCCGAGCAGTGCAAGCAGATTCTCGCCAAGATCACCGCGAGCCAGCAGGCGCTTGATGCCTACAACGCCCTGCGCGTTGGCCGGCATCTGCACAGCGTCAGCGCCAAAGTGTGCGCCACCACGCTGGTCAAGTCGGTGCTCGAGCGCTTTGGCCTTGCGGTTGAGAAGCGCGCCAGCAACGGGCGCAACCTGTTCTCGATCAATGCCGACCGGTGGTCCTTCGTGATGGTCTACGTCTTGCGTCGTCAGGCGCTTGGCGTGCACTCGCTGACGACCCACGAGGCTGCCAGCGACTACCAGCCCAAGCCGTCGCCCGACGACCTTCCCATCGGGCTGGAAGCCCCGCAGCCCGTGACCTGCAGCGACAGTGATACTTTGCATTGTGAGGGTATAAGCACAGATGAAAAGTATCACTCTCTGGAGATGATCGAGAAGCTCCTCGCCGTTGCTTCTCGCTGTTACCGCCCCTCCGGCATATCGCTGGCGCGACTGGTGGGGGCGCTGGCTCCGGAGGTGGCGCAGGGGTTCGTGAGCGGTCGGGTAACGGATACGTCAATTAACCGCACACTGGCCTACGCCGAGAAGCTTCTCGGGACGTCCGCGCAGTGGGATACTGTATAAGTGAACAGTAAAAGCAAAATGGCATCATCGCCAGAGGAGGGCAGTCGGTTGATGAGCATGGAACGGATGGACGCCGCAGCAAGCAAGCTCCGCAGGGCACAGGCCCTGCTGGTGATGGTCCAGGCCAGCGCGCAGCAGGTCAGCCTCGAGCAGATCCTCGAGGCGGTCGCCTCGGTTCAGGAGCTGCAGGAGCAGGCCGCCGAAGCGCTCGAGGAGGCCTACGCCTTACGGCAAAAGCCGGGGCAAGCCCCGGCTGTAGAGTGCGCTGCACAAGGCACGGTGGCGTGCCTGTTCCCTGCTAGCCGCCGGCCTTCTTGAAGGCCTCGGCCATGGCGGTCATGCGGTCGGCGTGTTCGGCCGTAGCGACCACCACCCCATTGATCGTTGCGGTTGCCCGGTATAGCCCGCTTTCCTGCATGTGCGCCACCATCCGAGGCTTCGCCTTGGCGACCTGGTCGGGCACCTCGAGCGCGACCGCCTCCAGCGAATGGTTCGGCGTGGCCAGCGCCTCGCCGGCGAGGTCGAGGTACTCCTTGATGTTCGGCCGGTAGCTGCCCACGTTCGTGGCGATCGCCTTTTGCGAGATCCGCGCCTCGGGCGCAGCCTTCACGGTCTCTTTCACCCATTGATGAATGCGGTGCAGCGACGAGCTCGCGCGGATCCGCTCGTGCTCGTCGAGCGCCTGCAGCGCCTCGAGGCGATTCGCCCACTTGCCCGCCACGGCGCCCGCTGCCGCCGCCGACTCGACATAGTCGATCTTGAAGGCCTTGTAGTGGATCTGCGACTTCATCCCCTCGTGCCCGAGCATCTCCTGCCAGAACACATCCTCGTTGACCTTCTTCCAGCGCGCATCCTGGCCGAAGTAGCGCTCGAACACGATCCGCGCCCAGATCGACCGGCTGTCCTTGAAAACCCGCTCCTCGCTGCCGAAAACGCGCTTGGCTAGCGTGTTCAGGGTCTTGGCCACGCGGCGGTTCACCTCGACGTTCGACAGGTGCTGCAGCTCGAGCACCTCGGGCAGGGCGCGCAGCTTGGCGAATGCCTCGAGCACCTCGTCGGCCTTCACCAGGGTGTAAATCCGGAATGTCTCGCTGTAGTCGACGCCCTCGCGCCGCTTGGCCTGGCCGGAAAATTCGAGCTCGAACTCGGCCACCTTCTTGAAGCGGCCCAGTTTGAGCACCTCGATCTCGCGACGCCCGGTGGCCAGCGCCAACCCCAGCGCCAGGTGCGAGAAGTAGGGCGCGGCCGAGCCATCGGCGCGCAGTTGCTGCTGGCTCAGCAGGCCGTCGATCGTCGCCATCAGCCAGTGGTAATTGATCTCGACCGTATTCGTCGACCGCTCCTCGATGCGCTCGAGCTGCTCGTCGGCCAGGTCGGCCTTGGTCGCGGCCGGCAGCGTCAGGTGACGCATGATCTCGTGGTCGAGCTTCATCGCGCGGATATCGTCGTAGGCGTCAGAGTCGCCAGCACGGCGCACCTCGGCCAGCAGGTCGCGGTGAGCGAGGCGCACCTCGCTGATCTGCGCATGCGCGCCCATCGCCTCGAGCTGCTCGGCCCAGCGCGGGTGCCGCCTGGCCATCCGGCCTATCGTCTCCTCGAGCGAGTGGTGCCGCCAGTTCTGCGCGGTGACCGCCTTGCGAATCGTGGTCAGGTACCGGCGATAACTCGACGCCGCGAGCTTGTCCTCTTCCTTGCGCCGGCGGTCCTCGAACAGCGTGTTTTTCAGCCTGGCCGCGAGCCTGGTCAGGCGCTTGGTCTTGTCGCCTCTGCTCAGCTCCGCATTGCCGTCGATAGCCCGCACGTCCTTTAGCAGCTGCTCGATCAGCTCGCCCAACTCGACCTTCTGTCTCGATTCCCCACCCATGGCTAGCCTCCTTTAGGCATACACCGTAAACCCTAGCGCAAATTCTACACACCGCAACTATACACCGCAAGCCCTACTCACCAAGTCCATACACCTATAGCCATAAGGCATGATCTGAGCCACTGGTAGATAGGGCCAAAGGTGCATACACCCTCCCCCCATTCTATACGTATAGAATGGGGG